CCGAAGCAGGTGATCAAATTGTTATTGTTGATTATGCTAGAACTTGGGGTACAAACAAAATTATAATAGATAGCAATGGATTAAATTATCAAGGCAATGCCGATACATACACAGTGGAATACACAACATCAGGTCAGTCAGTAAATTTAATTTATTCAGATTCAACAAAAGGTTGGCTGCCTTTAGAGGATGATGTTGCAGCTTTTTCTCATATTCCACCACCAACTCAAAAAGGAGTTTTTGCTTATGGTCATGATGGTAGTTCTGAAGTTTCATTAAAAAATTTACTTGGAAGTAATGGTGTCATTGCTGCTGATGTTACTGGTGTTGGTACGGCTAGACAACAAATAGGAGCTACTTCCTATGGTGGAGATAAAGCAATATTTGCTTATGGATATAGTGGTGGTTATGTAAATATGTCTAATTTAGTTAATACTTCAGGAGTTATTGGATCAGATGTGACAGGAGTTGGTACAGCTAGATATAAAGTTGCAGCAGCTAGATTTGGAGGTGACAAAGGTATTTTTGCTTATGGTATGAAAGGAGGAGACGCATTAACTAATGATTCAAATTTAGTTTCTAATGTTGGAGTAGTAGCTACTGATGGAACTGGTGTGGGTACTGCTAGAGTTGCAACTTCTGGAGTAGGTTATGGTGGAGATAAAGCACTTTTTGCTTTTGGTAATAGTGCCAGTGCTGGTGATTATTCATTAAAAAATTTAGTATCTAATACTGGTGTAATAGGTAGTGATGTGACAGGAGTTGGTACAGCTAGAAAATCATTAGCCGCAGTTTCTTATGGTGTTGGTTTAGCAATATATACTTATGGTATTGATGCAGCTGGAACTATTTATACAGTTAGAAATTTAGTTAGTAATGTAGGTGTTGTAGCAGCAGATGCTTCTGGTGCTGGAACAGGTAGATTTTTTGCTGCAACAGCAGCTTATGGAGGAGATAAAGGAGCTATTGCTTATGGTGATACGGGTAGTGTAGTTTCATTAAAAAATTTAGTTTCTAATACTGGAGTAGTAGCAGCTAATGTTACAGGTGTTGGTACAGCAAGAAATGCATTAGCAGGAGCTGGGTATTCGCAAAGTGCATAATAGGTTGAATAAAAGTAATAAATAATATAAACAATAATATAGGAGATAATAACAATATGGCATCAAAACTAAACACAGAATTTAATTACAGATATCAAGTAATAGGTGACACACCTTGGGAAAAGATAAAAACTTTACAAGGATTTCTTGAAGGTAGAGTTAGAGCAGCAGCTCTTGAAGAAGTGGGTAATTTAAAAGATCAAGCTAAAGTATCAAAGCTAAAACATTTACAAAATGGTGGTAATGGTTTAGAGCATGAAATACTAGAACTTAAAGCTGAAATACTAGAAGGTATAAGTCATCAACCAGCAGCTAAAGAAGCTTTTGAACTTAACCAAAAAGAGATTAAAATTTTAAAAAAGTTATTAGAGGAGCTTTTTGTTATTGCAGAACCTACAAGAATACCAGGTTATAGTGATGAAGAAATGTATGAAGCTAATGCTGCTAATGAATTTACTGTAAGTATTGGTAGAGAAATACAAGCTGAAATGATTGCTAATGGTAGACCTTCTCCAGCAAAATTAAAAAATGCTATGAGTAATCCTCATACTTGGAACGCATTAAAACAAATAGGGTTAGTGCCTAAAGGAACAAAAATACTTATGGGCAATACTGATCCAACATTAAAAATAGAACTTACAGGAGTAGAAGATGAGATTATATAGTATAGCAGCCACAGCTTGGGAAAATTTTTATGGTACACCAGATGATCCAGAAGATAGATCTTACACTACAACTATTGCCCAAAAACCAGATTGTAGTGCTTTTTTATTTGTGTGTAAAGATGCGCAAGATGATTTAGACGGATTATCTTTATTAGATGCAGTGCCCTCTGGATATGATTTTACTTATTGTCAAGAATGGGGTCTAACACTTAACGCCGCTGTTCTTGCTAGAACAATTTTAGATATAAGAAAAAAAGCTTATGGTACTTTAGAAAGTCAATTAGATTTACTATATCATGATATGGCAGCAGACAAAGGTACTAAAGCTGGAGAATGGTTTAAAGCAGTAGCCGCAGTTAAGACAGCTATACCAAAATAATAAAAGGTTTTTAATATGCTTCAAAAAGTAAATTTTCAACCAGGATTTAATAAACAAGTTACATCAACTGGTGGTGAAGGCCAATGGGTTGATGGCGACAATGTTAGGTTCAGATATGGCACACCTGAAAAAATAGGCGGTTGGGCACAACTAGGTTCAGTAGATATTACAGGACGTAACACAGCACTCCATCATTTTGTTAATGCTAGTGGTATTAAGTTTGCAGCTCTTGGAACTAATAGAATATTGTACGCTTATTCTGGTGGTATTTTTTATGACATACATCCGATTAAATCTACAACAACTTTAACAAGTGCTTTTAGTACAACTAACGGATCAGCAGCAGTTACAATAACTTTTGCTTCAGCTCACAATGCAAACAAAGGTGATATTATTTTATTAGATAATTTTACAAGTATTACTAACTCTGGTTTTTTATCAGGAGACTTTGACGACAACAAATTTCAAGTAACAAGTATACCAACAACTACTACACTAACAGTTACAATGGCTTCTAATGAATCAGGAGCAGGTGCAAGCACCTCCGGTGGTATTAGAGTAAAACTTTATTATTCAGTTGGACCAGCAGTAGAAGTTGCAACAACAGGTTGGGGTCTTGGATCATGGGGTGGTGTACAACAAGGACAATTTACATCTACACTTTCATCAGGAATAAATGCATCGGTAACATCATTGGCTATGGCAAGTTCAACATCATTTCCATCTTCAGGTACAGTGCAAATTGGTTCTGAACTAATAACTTATACTGGAAATAGTGGTGGTACATTATCTGGATTAACAAGAGGAGCAAACGGTACAACAGCAGCAATCCATTCAAGTGGTGCAACAGTAACAGATGCATCAAATTTCTTTACATGGAATGGTACTACTTCTGGAGATATTGTAACGGCACCTGGATTATGGTCATTAGATAATTTTGGTAATAAACTTATTGCAACTATATCAGGTGGAGAAACATTTGAGTGGGATTCAGATCCTACAACAGCCACAGAAACTAGAGCAACTTTACTTCCTAATGCTCCAACAGCATCAGCTTTTAGTTTGGTATCTACTCCCGATAGACACTTAATATTTTTTGGAACAGAAACAACTATTGGAACTAAATCCACAAAAGACGAAATGTTTATTAGATTTTCTGATCAAGAAAATATTGACTCAACAACATCATACGCACCATCAGCTACTAACACAGCAGGTACACAAAGACTTGCAGATGGATCAAAAATTATAGGAGCTATCAGAGGTAGGGATGCAATTTATGTATGGACTGATACTGCATTGTTTATTATGAGATTTGTTGGTGCACCTTTTACTTTCTCATTCCAACAAGTTGGTACAAACTGTGGTTTGATTGGTAAAAATGCAGCAGTAGAGGTAGATGGTTCTGCTTACTGGATGTCAGAGAATGGTTTCTTTAGATACACAGGTAAATTAGAATCACTTGCATGTTTAGTAGAAGATCATGTTTACGATGATATTAATACAATTCCAAAACAACACATTAATGCAGGGTTAAATAACTTGTTTGGGGAAGTTATGTGGTTTTATCCTAACTCTGGATCAGGGACCGTGAACCGTATGGTTTGTTACAATTATCTTGATTCAACACCTGAAAGACCGGTGTGGACAGTAGGAACACTTGCTAGATCTGCATGGCAGGATTCTGCAGTGTTTGGTCAACCACACGCAACAGAATATGATGCAGATGGTACAACAGCTGCATCTGGTAAAGATCACGTAGTTGGATGCACTGATGGCACATCAACATACTTTGAACACGAAAAAGGATTAGATCAAATTAAAGAAGGAGCAACAAGTTCTATTACAGCTAACATACAATCTGGAGATTTTGATATAGGTCAAAATGGATTACAAGGTGATGGTGAGTTTATGATGAAAATAAGAAGAGTCTTACCTGATTTTTTATCACAGACTGGCGATAGTGTTGTTACATTAAATTTAAAAGATTTTCCAAATGATACTGCAGCCAGTTCATCACTTGGACCCTTTACAGTATCCTCAAGTACACAAAAAATTGATACACGAGCACGTGCTAGATCAATTGCATTAAAAGTATCTAATAGTAGTACAAGTCAATTTTGGAAACTAGGTACATTTAGATTAGATATACAGCCGGATGGTAGAAGATAATGGCTAGAATTGTACAATCACTTACACAACCTACAAAAGATTATGATGAACAGATACAACAATCATTTGTAAGAGACATAGATAGTATCGTGCAAAAATTAAATACAACGTTTCAACAAGATATAAAAGAAGAAGCGGAAGCGGAGGCATATTACTTTGGCTAATACATTTGTAAATAAAAAAGTAGATTTAACAGCAACCAGTGCTACAACATTATACACAGTGCCCTCTGCTACAACTGCTATTATAAAATCTATATTAGTATCCGAAGACTCTGGAAACGCTGATACATTGACAGTTACAATAACAGATACGGCTGACGCTGTATTTAGTCTATTTAAAACAAAAACAATTGGCGCTAATGCAACAACAGAATTACTAACAGCGCCTTTAGTATTAGAGGAAAGTGAAGTATTAAAAGTAACAGCAGCCACAGCAAACAGGCTACATGTGGTGTTATCTTCACTTGAAGTAAGAAAAAGAACAGTAACAACATAGCTTGATTTACCTGACAAAAACAGGTAATGTAAAAAACCACAGGTTAAATTCCTGCTTTTAAAATTAACTTAAAAAATTATATGAAAACAGGATTAGAATCATTAGACGTTGGGGCACCAGAAATTACTTACTCAGGTAATCAAGGACCTAAATCACCTCAAGAAGATCAAAGAATGATGCAAGAGTTTCAAATGCAACAGCAAATGGAACAGATGGCTGGTGGTGAAAATGATAGGGTCAGAGAACTTTTATTATTAGAAGAAACAAAAGGTCTTAGTGAAGAAGAAAAAGAAGAATTAAGACAATTAATTAAAACTATATCAGCGCAAATGCCTGAAGGTGGACTTGGCGATATGGCCATGAAGCCTGGTCTAATAGACGAGTATAGAAATTATAAAATGGGTCAAGAAGAAGCTGGTGAACAATTTATGTCACCAAGAGATTATTACAGATCACAAGAACAAGATAGAATGGGTGCTGCCTTTGGTGGTATTATGGGAGCTGATGGTAGACGTGGATATATTGGTGGAAGTTATAGTGGTAAAGATCCAAAAGGAGGAAACCAAGGTGCCGGTCAACACCAAGGTAATGTTGGTGGTGGTAATAATCCAGATGGTCCAGACAGAACAAAAATATCACCTATACAAGATTATAATACAGCAGTGGCTACAGGTAAAAATCCATTAGGTATAGACATGAGTAAAGCTCCTGACTTAACTGAAAGAGACATAAATTTTATAAAAGAAAACTCGCCAACAGGAAAAATTAAAAAATTTATTAAAGACCAAGCCAAAAACAAAACTATACAAGCTTACAGATTGGGAAGTATTCTTCCAGGTCAGAAAAAAAGATCCGCACAGTATATGGCAAACTACGATGACTATCTTTATGATCACATTGAAGAAGATGAGGATTATGATTATTATAATAAAATGTCAGAAATAGAAGATCCTGCTGAAAAATTTTATAGTTTAACAAATTATAAACCGAAAACTGACGACGTATTAAATTATGGAGAATATTTAGCAAAATTTGAAGGTCTTCCGGGTGTACAAGCTGCTGGAAACGTTGGAGGTTTAACAACATCAAGAAACAAAAACGGTACGTATTCTTATACAGAAGCAGGAGGAGGTGAAGGAGCACAAATTCTACCTTACCCAACTACAACTAGTAT